ATACTTAGTGAAAAATTTCCTATTAAAATTAAGGTAGGAAAACATTATGGTGCTTTAAGCTAAATTTCATATTTATAGCCAGAAAATTCTGGTTATTTATGAACAACAGACTATATTGTACGTTTACAACCCCTAATGATATTGAAGAAATTACAGGAAGGATACAAACTTCTTATGTAATCCTTTTTAATAAAATTTTTGTCCTAGAAAGCTTGGATGGGGAAAAAATTATGCTTACGTATAATGTTGATATGGGTAATTCAAGTACAAATGGTATAATAGATAATACAATATTGGTACACAGAAAAAAACAAACAAACACTTTATACACAATTAACGCACTAAACGAATTGATAAAGAGTTTGAATAATGGGGTTTTGGATAAAAGATTTCCTATAGAATGGAATGATTATAGAAATTGTATATTACTTATACAAACAGAGGGTTTTAAAAAAATCGACACTAAAATTAGAGATATTATAAAGCTTTAGTAGAAAAACTTGGCTTAGTGGGGAATGTTTCGTATGTTTACGGAACATAATGAAATTATAACATTTTTTAAATAAATATTTTATGAACTTAGATGAAATTAAGAATCGTTTAAACAAATTAAACAACAAAGGGGGCGGTGGTTCAAGTGACTACAAAAATAACTTTTGGAGACCGCCAGTGGGAGAAAAATCCCAAGTAAGATTAGTGCCTTATGCACACAACAAAGACTTTCCATTTATTGAGTTATACTTTTACTTCGGTATTGGTAAACCAAGAATGATTGCCTTGACTAACTTTGATGAGTCAGATCCAATTATGGAATTTGCTAATCAATTAAGAAAGTCAGGTGACAAAGAAAATATGGAATTAGCTAAAAAATTATACCCAAAACTCCGTATTTTTGCTCCAGTAGTAGTACGTGGAGAAGAAGACAAAGGTGTTCGTTTTTGGGAATTTGGTAAAATGGTTTATCAAGAGTTACTAGGTGTAATGGCTGATGAAGATTATGGTGATATTACTGCTATTCAAAATGGTAGAGATGTTACTGTAGAAGTTATCCCAGCAGCTGAAACAGGTAAAATGTTTAACACAACAACTGTACGTGTTAAACCAAACCAAACACCACTAGTAGAGGATGCTACACAAGCAGAATCGCTTTTAGAGAATCAAAAGGATTTAGTTTCTTTATTTAAGAAATATTCGTTTGAGGAAATGAAAGGCGAATTACAAAGTTACCTAAAACCAGCTGAAGAAGATGGTGGAAAAGAAACTGAAGTAGTACCTGCACCTTCTAAAGGTAAGCAAAATCTAGATAGTAAACTTGACGAATTATTTGACTAATGGCAAAGAAAAAAGACGAATCAAATAGAGATGAACTAACAGGGATCATTGCCGACTCTCTAAATAAGAAATTTAATAAGACTCACCATAGAGTAGCATATTTTCTAGACGGCAGTGAAGATTCCCCTACAGATGTCAGCGATTGGGTCTCTACAGGATCTACAGTGTTAGATCTAGCCATCTCAAATCGCCCTAATGGAGGCTTTCCAGTTTCTAAAATCGTTGAAATTACTGGTCTAGAGCAGAGTGGTAAGTCCCTGTTAGCATCTCACATTATAGCAAACACACAAAAGAAAGATGGTATTGCGGTATACATTGATACTGAATCATCATTGAACGCACAGTTTTTACAAGCAATTGGAGTTGATGTAGAAAAGATGGTATATTTACCTCTTGAAACAGTTGAAGACATTATGGATGCAATTGAAAATGTTATCCTTAAAGTTAGAGAAAAGAATCCAGATAAACTTGTAACAATTGTAGTTGATTCAGTAGCTGCAGCAACCACTAAAATTGAGTCAGCCGCTGACTTTGAAAAGGATGGTTATGCCACTCAAAAGGCAATCATTTTATCCAAAGCTATGCGTAAAATTACTAACTTAATTGGTAAGGAAAAAATACTTTTAGTATTCACGAACCAACTAAGACAAAAGATGGGTGCAATGCCGTTTGCTGATCAATATACTACTTCAGGTGGTAAGGCACTACAATTTCATGCATCAGTCAGATTAAGACTTAAACAAGTTGGAAAACTTAAAGAAAAAATCAACGGTGTAGAAGAAGTTGTAGGGTCTGAAGTAGAAGCTATTGTGGTTAAAAACAGAATGGGACCACCAAACCGTAAAATTCGATACAATGTTTTTTATAGACAAGGTATAGATGATTTTGGGGGTTGGTTAAAACTGATGAAAAACTATAAAGTAGTTAAACAATCAGGTCCCATTTGTAAATATGTTGATAAAGAAACAGGTGAAGAAATTACATTTTATGGTAAAGATTTACAACAACTTTGTGAAGAAAGACCAGAAATTAGAAAAAGAATGTACGAGGACACTTGCGAACAGTATGTTATGAAATATCAACATGAAGACCCAAAAGAATTAGATCCGGACATTGAAATAGATGAAAGCGGATTATAATGGAAGATATATTTAGTTTATTAGATAACATTGAAAAGAGCGATTCTTTAAATGTTAATGATAGAGTACTGATTGTAGATGGATTAAATTTATATTTAAGAGTATTTGCAGTAAATGGTGCCTTGAATGACAATGGAGTCCCAGTAGGTGGTTTAACAGGTTTTTTAAGATCTTTAGCTTACGCTATTAGAGAAGTAAACCCAACCAGAGTAATTATAGTTTATGATGGTGCAGGTGGTTCACAACGTAGAAGAAAGATTTTACCTAATTACAAATCTAATAGAAAACCAGGCAAACGAATTACTAGATGGGATGCTTTTAAAGATGCTAGAGAAGAAAAAGAATCAATGAAGATTCAATTTTCAAGATTACTTGAATATTTAGATTTTCTTCCAATCAATGTTATTTCAATAGACCGAATAGAAGCAGATGATACTATTGCTTACATTGCACACACATTATTAGACAAAGAAGTCACTATAATGTCTGCAGACCAAGATTTTTTACAATTAGTAAACGATAGAATCACTGTATGGAGTCCAACTAAAAAGAAGTTTTATACCCCTCGAATGGTAGAAGCTGATTATGGGATACCGGCTCACAATTTTTTAATGTATAAAGCCCTAATGGGTGATAAATCCGATAACATCCCAGGTGTTAAAGGATTAGGTCCTAAGAAATTACCTAAAATAGTTCCAGACCTATTTACTCAAACAACCCTTGATCTTGATTTCATTTTGGAACATGCAGGTAAAGGAAAAGAACCAATGCATAAAAAAATTAGTGAGTCGGCAATCCAACTCCGACTAAATGAAGAATTAATGGATTTAAAAAACCCACCTATATCAGGAGAGCTAAAATTACGAATAACAAGGTTAATAGAAGCCCCAATGAATTTGCTTTCCCGAAATGATTTTATTATAATGTACAATGATGATCAATTAGGAAATGCAATTGCATCTCCTGATTTATGGTTAAAAGAGCATTTTATTAAGTTAAATACATTCGCAAAACAAACACATGAGTAAATTAACTCAATACGGACATTCATTTCAAACGAAGGCTATTGGTATTCTAATAACTGACAGAGACTTTCTACAACAAATTGCAGACATAGTTTCTCCAGATTATTTTGATAATGATGCTGGTAAATGGATTATTCGTAAAACACTCAGCTATTACAACGAATATAAAACAGTTCCTACAATGGAAGTGTTTAAAGTAGAACTTGAAAATTTAAATAAAGAATTACAGAATGTAGCTGTTAAAGATTTACTTAAACAAGCATACAAAGCATCAAAAGCAACAGATTTAGGGTTTGTGAAAGACACATTTTTAGATTTTTGTAAAAATCAAACATTAAAGGGTGCATTAATGAAATCAGTTGACCTACTAGAATTAGGAGATTATGATGACATTAGAAACTTAATTGATGGTGCTTTAAAAGCAGGAACCGAAAGAGATATAGGTCACGAGTATATAGCTGAAATAGAAGATAGATTTAGAGAAGAAGCTAGAAACACTATAGCTACACCTTGGCCACTTATTAACAATCTTTTAGGTAGTGGTTTAGGTCAAGGTGATTTAGGTTTAATAGCAGGTGGTCCTGGTGGTGGTAAATCATGGGCTTTAATAGCATTAGGTGCAGAAGCAGTCAAACTAGGATATACAGTTATACATTACACACTAGAGTTAAGTGAAAAATATGTAGGTAGAAGGTATGATGCTTGTTTTTCAGAAATACCTGTAGGAGATATTACTGATTTTAAAGATGATGTAGTTGAAAGATTATCAACTTTACGAGGTGGTCTTTATATTAGAGAATACCCCGCGGGACAAGCAACAGTAAACACTATACACGCACATTTAGAAAAATGTATACAACAAGATATTAAACCAGACATGATTATTGTTGACTATGCTGATTTGCTTACTTCTAAATCAAGTAAAGAAAAAAGAGACAAACTAGATGACATTTACACTAGTTTACGTGGTCTAGCTACCGAAATGAAGGTGCCTATTTGGACAGCTTCACAAGTAAATAGATCAGGAGCAAGAGAAGACATCATTCAAGGAGACAGAATGGCTGAAAGTTATTCTAAAATGATGATTACTGATTTTGCAATGTCATTAGCTAGAAGTGCCGAAGATAAAGAAAATGGTACTGGTAGATGGCACATTATGAAAAACAGATATGGGGCCGATGGTATAACTTATGACTCAGTTATGGACACTTCCATAGGCAAGATTGAAATAAATATGAGAGGAAATAATAGACCTCAACCAAATCAACAAGGAGATTTAAATCCTAGACAACGAGGAAGACTTCAACAAGAATCCAACAATTTCTTTGGGTTTTAGTAGGTTTTGTTTGTATATATTGTACTTATTAACACAAGGGTTTAGCCCCTTTTTTTAATTCTAAAAAAACATAAAAATGGCAAAAAAAGATATCACAAAAGAAAGAATCGTTTACAAACCCTTCGAATACCCAACAGCATTTGACTATTGGTTAAAACAACAACAAGCACATTGGATACACACAGAGGTTCCAATGATGAGTGATATCAATGATTGGAAACAAAATTTAAATGAAACTGAAAAGAATATTATTGGTTCTATTTTAAAAGGTTTTGCCCAAACAGAAACTGTAGTAAATGATTATTGGACAGGATTAGTTACAAAATGGTTCCGTAAACCAGAAATTATTGCAATGGCAACTACCTTTGGTGCTATGGAAACAATTCACGCTGAAGCTTATTCTTTATTAAATGAAGAATTAGGTTTAGATGATTTTTCTGAATTTTTAGAAGATGAAACCACAATGGCTAAAATAGAAACTCTAATGGATGTAAGAGATTCATTTGATGGAGAAGTGGATTGGCACGAAAGAGCTAAGTCACTCGCTATATTTAGTGCATTTACAGAAGGCGTTAATTTATTCAGTTCATTTGCCGTTTTATTGTCATTTAAAATGCGCAATAAATTAAAAGGAGTTGGTCAAATAGTTGAATGGTCAATCAGAGATGAATCAATGCATTCTGAAGCAGGATGTTGGTTATTTAGAACACTTTTAGAAGAAAAACCAGAACTAAAAACACCAGAATTAGAAGCAGCAATTAATGAAGCCGCTTTACTTTCACTACAACTTGAAATTGATTTTATAGAAAAAGTATATGAGTTAGGTGATTTAGAGGGTTGTAATAAAGAAGATTTAATTCACTTTATAAAAAACAGAGTCAATACAAAATTAGGAGACTTAGGTTATAATTCAATCATCGGAGACGTAGATATGAATGCAGTTGGTAGAATGAAATGGTTTGATCATTTATCAGCTGGAAAACAACACACAGATTTCTTTGCAAATAGAGTAACAAATTACAGCAAAGGAACAATGGAATGGGACGCATCGTCAATATTTTAAAAAAACAGTAATGGATAATAATAGTTTAGTAGCAGATTACTCTCAATGGGAGAGAGGGAAAGATTTCCCTGACTTTATGGATGAAGTAGCTTTATCAACAATATCAAAAGGCTATCTTTTACCAGGAGAAACACCTAAAAAAGCATACAGAAGAGTTGCTCATGCAGTAGCAGTAAGATTAAATCGTCCAGATTTAGAAGCAAAATTCTTTAAATATATTTGGAATGGTTGGATTGGTTTAGCATCTCCTGTACTTTCAAATACAGGTACAGACAGAGGTTTACCTATTTCTTGTTTTGGTGTTGATACACCAGATTCAATTAGAGGAATTGGTTTAACAAATGCTGAATTAATGAAACTAACAGCCGCAGGAGGTGGCGTTGGTGTTTCTGTTTCAAGAATCAGACCAAGAGGAACAGAAATTAGAGGCAATGGTAAATCAGAAGGTGTAGTACCTTGGTGTAAGATCTATGATTCATCCATTATTGCTACTAATCAAGGTAATGTAAGAAGGGGAGCAGCTTCTGTTAACTTAAATGTTAACCACCCAGACATTGGAGAATTTTTACAAATTAGAAGACCAAAAGGTGATCCTAACAGACAATGCTTAAATTTACATCAATGTGTTGTTGTGGATGATTCATTTATGAGAAAATTAAATGATAGAGACGAAACTGCAATGGGTATTTGGTTAGAAGTTCTAAAATCAAGAATGGAAACAGGAGAACCATACATTATGTTTGAAGATAATGTAAATAAAGACAATCCTTTAGCTTACATGATGAATAACCTCAACGTTTCAATGACAAACATTTGTACAGAAATAACACTCCACACAGATGAGGAGCACTCGTTTATATGCTGTTTATCTTCGTTAAATCTCGCGAAATATGATGAATGGAAGGATACAGATGTTGTTGAAATTGCCACATATTTTCTAGATGGTGTTATGCAAGAATTTATTGATAAAACCAACGGAAAAGAAGCAATGAGACGTACTCACAACCATGCTAAAAAAGGAAGAGCATTAGGTTTAGGTGTAATGGGGTGGCATACTTTTTTACAAAAGAAAAATCTACCATTCAACTCAATTGCTTCTACAGCTTGGACTCACACAATAATGTCTAAAATTAAACTCGAGGCTGAAGCAGCATCAAGAAAATTAGCTACAGAATATGGTGAACCTTTATGGTGTAAAGGAACAGGAATGAGAAATACTCACGTAATGGCAATTGCTCCTACTGTTTCAAATTCTAGAATTTCAGGTTGTTCAGCAGGTATTGAACCACAACCAGCAAATGTTTATACATTTAATGGTGCTAAAGGTACATTTATTGTTAAAAACCCAGAATTAGAAAAATTGCTTAAAGAAAGAGGACATAACACAGAAAAAGTTTGGGATCAAATTTTAACTGATGGTGGTTCTGTTCAAAATTTACCTAATGATATTTTACCTGAAGAAGATAAAGAAGTATTTTTAACATTCGCAGAAACTAATCAATTAGCATTAGTTCAACAAGCAGCAATTAGACAAAAATACATTGATCAAACTCAATCACTTAATTTAGCATTTTCCCCAACTGACTCTCCAAAATGGATTAATCAAGTTCACATGGAAGCATGGAAATTAGGTGTTAAAACATTATATTATTTAAGAACAGATTCTGTAATTAAAGGAGATTTAGGTTCTAGAATGGCAGATTGTGTAAGTTGTGATGGGTAGAGAAATAATAAAAATACAAGGTAAATTATTTCAAGTTGTACGAAAATTTAAACAAGAAAGAATTAACTTAGATATAGAAGATGGGGTAAAAACTTTAAAACAATATTACCATTGTGATTCTATGTTTAAATCACAAGGTTTATTATGGTTATGTAATGAAATAAAAGAAGTAGAATATGAAGAAATCAAAGATTAATCTTGAAGATTTATTAGATAAAATGGATAGTGTTTTTAAAATACTAAATAATATAGAAACATTAGAAGATGCTGATATTAATCTTTTAAAAAAAGAAGCTAATAAAATAGCAAAAGAAATAGAAGAAGAATATTCGGATCATTTGGATTCCAAAGAATAGAGTTTTATAAGTAAAAAAAATCAAGTTATGTTTACAAGTACAAAAGTTTTTGATGGCTTTAGTTGTTGTTTTAGACAATGGAGAGCCACTACAACACACTGCCAATATATGCACGGATATGGCATTTCATTTAAAGTATGGTTCGAAGGTGATTTGGACGAAAGAAATTGGGTTTGGGATTTTGGTGGAATGAAAAGAGCCAAAACAAAAATCGATGGTTTATCCCCCAAAGATTGGATGGACTATATGTTTGATCACACAGTAATAGTTGCTGAAGATGATCCTCAGTTAAGTGGTTTCCAAAACATGGATGATACAGGAGTAGCCCAAGTAAGAGTAGTACCAGCTACTGGAGCTGAAAAATTCGCAGAGTTTATTTTTAATAAATTAAACCCATTCGTACAAGAAGAAACTAATGGGCGTGTTAAAGTAAAGCAAGTAGAATTTAGAGAACACGGTAAAAACTCAGCAATATACTCAGAATAATATGTATAAAATCTCACACGAATTACCAATAAACATGCTCTCTAGGAGCTTTGAAATTAATGATTATGAGTATTGTTTACCTCATTTATTAGATCAAAATGAGATTTATAAAAACCATTTTGAAAAGGCTAAAGAAACAGGCAGTTACATCATAATGGATAATTCACTTCACGAATTAGGTGAAGCATATGATACAGAAAGACTATTACATTGGGTTGATCATTTAGAACCAGATGAGTTTATAGTACCTGATGTTTGGCAAGATAAAAATCAAACATTAGTTAACGCTAAAAAATGGTTAGATATAGATTTACCAGAAAATACAACTAAAGTAGCAGTAGTACAAGCAAATAACTATGCAGAAGCTTACGAGTGTTACCACATTTTAAAAAATCACCATGGTTACCAAAAGATAGCAATAAGTTATGGAGCTGATTGGTATGCTGATGAATTTCCCCACCCAAATCCCTTGGTTGGTAAAATGATGGGTCGTATAATGACTGTATCAAAAATGTATAAATCAGGATTAATATCAGACAACGACAGAGTACACTTATTAGGGTGTGCTTTACCACAAGAATTTGGTTACTATTGTGATTTTCCTTTTATCGAATCAATAGATACATCAAATCCTATAATTCATGGGTTAGAAGGAGTAAAATATAATAGTGTTGGTTTATTAACTAAATCATCAACAAAAATAGATAAATTAGGATTAACACCTTTAGATCAAGAA